CAACTGGTGCGGGTCGATCAAATTTTGGTTTGAAGGAACCACGACCTTCGCTTTCATCACTCAACTCCTCATCATAAACAGCAGGGCGGTTAACTGCTTTTTTAGCAAGAACTACATTCAAACGAGTCTGCAACTGTTCATAGGTCTTGAACTTATCAGGAGCAGTGATCTCTTCCAGGGAATACTCCTGGTTCCAGATTGCTTCCATTGCATCGTCATCATCAAGCAGAGGTTCAGATGCACCAAACTCTGACTTGTCGTAGTTCCAGTAACCATCCTTACGGACAATCTTCAGTTTGAAGTTTGCACCTTCCCAGAAATCAAAAGGATTGATGGGGGTTTCATCTTCAAACTCTGGTTGCATGGCTTCCATGATCTTATCAAAGATCTTCTTTCCATACTTGAAGAGGAACACTCGTCCCTCATTTCCAGGATTTGATTTGTCCTGCACAACATAGATATTGCTGTAATAACTCAGCTTACGTTTCTGCTTGCGAACAGTATCTTTATCGGATTCACTGCCGCTATTCCAAAGTTCACGATTGTATTCACCAAGGGGATCTTTCTGACCAATGGTAGTCAGAGAGTTTTCAATATACCAACCACCAGGACCTTGGAATGCATGTGCATACATCTTTGCCCAAGGCAGTTCTTCCCCATCCGGCGGAGGAAGGAAACGGATAACGGCATAACCATTACCTGCTTTATCAACTTCTGGTTTCCAAAGACGCTCATCAGCGCCATTACCAGAGTTATTCATTTTCTCGACTTCCTTTACCAATTTAGAAGTAAGGGAACCGAGACCGGACTGTTTCTTGAGATTTGCGAAAGACATAGGATTTGGATTAGTTTGGATTTGGCTTGTGTTAACAAAGTTATTCTACAGGTCTGAACCTGTTTCGTCAATTTTACTTTTTAGTTTCTTTAACATTTCCGTCATGTTGGAAAAGACAACATTCATATCCATATCAGATGGCATACCTAGCATGGTTGCCGATTCAATAATCTTTTCCTTCATGACGATTGCATCTTTATCATCAGATAAACTTAAACGAGTAAAGAGTATTTTTTGTTTCTCTAAAAGATGTTCAAGTTTTTCTACATGCTGCATTTTGTCTTCTCTAGACATAGAAGAAAATCCAAAGATATCATTGTATATTTCTTCTTGAAGTTGACTTATGCGATGCATTTCTTCTCGAACAACTTCTGAATCAAAAAAACTCATTGTTCTACCCCCTTAAGGTGTCAAACTGCAGCAACTTCTTCGGTTACTGCTTCTGGTGCGTCAGTTGCATCTTCTGCAGA